TTGGTCTTGGAAAATACATGATATGCACGGTGAAGGCGATCTTAACGAAGAAGAAATTGTAGATTGGTCTAGTGAAACTAGATTTATGAAACGCAGTTTACCCTGGCACGCCGACAACCCCTGGAGTAAAAATTTTCAGTTTCCTTTACGTGTATTTTATGCTGTAAATATACCTGATCCAAAAGACGGACCTTTAGAGTTTTTAAATCAAACAAAATGGTTTGAATCATTAGAAGAAAAACAAAAAGCAGACTTTAGAAAAATGAAAGTTCTTGTACAGTGTTACAAAGGAAATTGTCAACCTTACTATGATAGTTTTGTAAAAATTAATCCAATTACAGGTACAGAAAGTTTAAAATGGGGAAGCAAAGTTGTCTATAGCGATGTACATGGATTACAACCAGATGAAGGTCACCCGCATAATCATTTTTCATATACTATGGCTATTATGCGTGAACGTGAAATTATATCTGATGAGGAAATATCCACTTGGTTCCAAGATATGATTGATAAAGGTTATCATGATATTGTTGAGTTTAAAGAGGGCGATTTACTTGTAAATGATAATTGGACAACATTTCATTATAGAAGAACACTAACAAACCCTAATGAACGTTTACTTTATAGGAAAACATTATTACAACCATGGCAACCGTATATTGGCTAACAATTAATGTAATCTCTAAAGGAAGTTATTTTAATGACTATCTAACAAATCCTAACAAAAGATTTCAAACTGGATCAGGCAAAGACTTAGGCAAAGATTACTGGAAAATGTATGAGGAAGCATATCTATATGCAAAAAATAATGGACACATTATTTTGCGGGCAAAGGTTATAAATGAAAAAAATATTTTAAAGATATATCAAATATGGGCAAATAAAAAAGTACGTGAACAATGGGAGAATATAGTAGATCCTAAATATTTTACAAACACTGTGCCTCTAGTAACATATCAATATCCTTTGAGTGTTAAAAGAAAAAATAAACTTTTTGAATTAATTTTAACAAGAAAAAAAGTTATTTTACAAGCTGTAAGAGAAGATCACAGAAAGCCTGGAATGATAATTGGTGATCCTCTTAAAGCAGATCAATTAATCAGGACATAAAGTAATATCTTTTACCCTATGTGGTTGTTCTATTACCCATTTTATAACATCACAACAATATTCTATTGACATTTTATTTTCTGTAACATGAGCAACACGAGGTGAGTCAAAATACCCAAAACGCACTATAGTTGTGTTAACACCTTGATAAAATAATTGATTATTTGCTAGGTCTAATGCGGCTTTTTGAACTTGATAAATGTGGGGTTGATATTTTGTTTTATCAGGAGAATTTGAACCAATATTTATAATTCTATCTATACCTAATTCTGCGGCTTTATATAGTAAGTCTACCTGAGAAAATCCATCATGTTTGCAATTTATAAATAAATCACATTCTTCTAATGAAGAGTTTCCGTAAATTTCTTGTAAAGCTAAACCTAAACCACGTCTAGCACCAGTTATAAAAACTTCCATAAAAATATTTATAGACTAAAATTACCAGATACGTTAGAACTGAATGCTTCTTCATCGTCCCAAAGTGGGCTAAAGAAATATTTATTATTTCCACCCCATATACTATCTTGATCATCCCATACAATATCAGTTGATACTGTAATAGTTCCTTTCATTGCACTATGAGCACTACAAATATAATAAAATGTACCAGGCTTTGTTGGTGTCCATGTAACAGTGCCACCACCACTAGCACCTTGTCCTGTAGCCGCTGGTGATGTAACTTGGTCTCCTGTTCCTGTTGTGGCCGCAGACTTAAAATACATTGGGTGTGATCCACTTGCATTATTGGTAATAGCAAGAGTATCACCAACTTTTATTGCTATAGAATCATTATCGCCTGAGACAGATCCATTCCTATCTGTACCATTACTTAGTGTATATGCACTTGAACTATTATTTGTTGCATCAACTGTAAAAGATTGCGGTGTAAATTTGCCAACATCATTGAGCAAGTCACTTTTTGCATTATTAACCATATATTGTTTAACTTGTGCTGGAGTAAGCATTGGATTTGCTTCTAGTATACAAGCCGCCATTCCTGCTACTTGCGGAGATGCCATACTTGTACCAGAAATTTTCATTAATCTATAACTTGCATCAAGAGGTGATGTTGGACCTCCTGCGGAAGCAAGTTTATCACTTGAACCACTAGCATTATCTGTACTTCCTACACTAATAATTTCTGTACCTGGTGCGTAAATACCAACTCCTGGACCAGCACAGCTTGATTCTGCTTTTTGTTCTTTTCCGTTTTTATATGTGTAATCTATATTACCAACCATAAATGCTTCTGTATCATAAGGTGAGCTACCTCTAAATAAATATTCTTGCCCACTACCAAAGTTTGCAGTGTCATCCCAGTTTGGACCACCGTCTACATCTATATAATAATAACTATTTCCTGCCGCAATACAAAATATAATACCAGCATCTATACATTCTTGTAAGTCTGCATCAACACTTGCTACTCTAACATTAATTCTTCTTGTTAATCCTACTACAGGAACTACTCCAACATTTGCCCAAGCATTGTTATCACTACTGCCCCATTCGGACCATGTCCAAGAATTACCTCTAAATACACCCGAAGTTGGATCGGAACCTCTGTTTCCACCATATCCCCAACTTGCATTTACCACAGTAGGATTTATCAAACCAGTTTTAGGATTTATTGGCTTGTTATTATGCCAACCTTTTATAACATCAAAGCAATCTGATACACTTATTCCAGTACCGCCATCTCCGGTACCTTCTAATCCATTTACTTTTACTGAATATATGTTTGCATCTCTTGCCCAACCTTGTGTTCGCCCTGCTACTGTACCTGCACAATGACTACCATGCCCATCGTAATCTCTATTGTGATTAGCACTTTGTGAACCTGACACTCCTGATTCTGCATACCAATCTATATTTCTAATTCTTGATATTCCTGCACTATCGGTGAATTCTGGGTGATCTGTTTGCACTCCACTGTCTTGAATAACAACATCAACATCTTTACCAGTTAATGTATGTTTGAAATCTGTTGTTATAGTAGAAGTTCCTGATCCCCAAGGATCTGATGCTGATGCACCTCTAACAAGTCCCCAATTTAAATCAGAACTTACGCCTTGCGAAGTATCTTTTTTCCAAGAACCTGATTGCACTGCATTCAATCCAATTTCAATATCGCTTCTGTCTTGAGGAGGTATTTGTACATCTACAACTCTACTATCACCTCTAAGTGCAGTAGCTTCTGCGTCTGTTAGTGCATAATGTGTATTTCGTTTACTAAGTAATCTTGCATTTGCAACATCAACTGTTCTATTTGGAATATCACCTGCTCCAGTTGATGCTATCATTTCTGCATTAAATGCATCATAATCTACATCTTTTTTAAGTGTAACAATATACTCTTTCTCGCTCATGGAGTCTCCTTAGTGTAAGTCTACCCAAGCACCGTTTGCATATCCTTGGAATTTATTTGTGGTTGAATTATATACCATATCACCATTTGCTGAAGCTAGAGCATCACGTTCTGTTGTTGTGAAGCTACAAAATCTTACTGGAGAACTTGTAATTACCACTGCATTTCCTGCTGTTACCTTTAAATTTGCATTAGCTTTAATTTCTGGATCATCTGTGCTAGTGCTTGTAAATCTATTTGCAGTAATAACATTAGTTACATTAAGGTTGTTTTCAACAGTTAAGTCACTGCTCATAGTTACTGCTGGAGTTATTGTTATACCACTTGAATCTGAAGAGTCTAATACACTTGATGTAAACGTAAAGTTACCAAGTGTAGCTGGTTGTACTGCGGAATCAGCTTTTGTACCTTGTGCTGATGTTGCCGCATCTGTTATTCCGTAACCTGCAAGTGTAGTAGGAGTACTTGTTAATCTTGCCCATTGTATTGTACCATTTGTACCATCAATAACCAACGTACTATCATCTGCAAATACACTACCAATAAAATTACTTGTTACAGATCCAACTGATAGGTTATCACTTCCGCCTGTTAATACAGTGCCATTAAGTTGAAGATAACCTTTTACAAATGTATTACCATCTTCTGCTACTTTGAATATATGATCTGCTTCTATTGTGGAACCTAAATTGTCTGGATCAACATTGTTATAGAGTCTAAATGCACACGATGAATCTCCGCCATTACTATCGAGGAACATATTAATACTTTTTACACTGCTTAATACTGTGGTGTTGTTTGCTCCAAACTGAGTTGTAGTAAAGTTCAAATGACTTACAGCAGATCCACCCGATGCGGCAAATGTAATTCTGTTGCTTCCAGTTACTAAATCACCGCCTAGTACAGGAGAAGTATCGTTTGAAAGTTCAATATTAGCATTAACAGTAATGTTACCTTCAGCATCACTTGCAGTTGTAACATTTGTACCACCAATAATTTTGAAACTTTCGCCTGAATTAATAAGTCTTATTGCACTATCGTCAGCACCAACACCTATGTTGCCAATACCGCCAGAACCTCCTGATCCTACAGTGTCTGCGTCATTTACCCAAGCACTACCATTATATTTTAGCACTTGTCCTGCTTGTGGATTGCTAGTAGTAACATTGGCTAAATCTTCTACATTATTAGGAGCAATATTTACTTTTCCTGCTACACCATCTACAAGAATTGTTGAATCATCTGCTACAAAAGTTCCTTGCATTGAAGCGGCAGTAAGTGATCCTGTAAATACACCACTACCTCTAACATCTAGAGCTTTTGCAGGAGCATCCGTTTTTATACCTAAATAACCAAAACGGTTAAAAACCATTGCATTGTCTGTGCCTGTAGCACCTGATTCATTGTATGTTAAAAATACAATTCTTCCTGGCATAATACCATCGGCAATAGCAGATGTATACTTATCTGGGCCTAACTTAATAACTGCGGTATTTTCAAAACTATCACCGTCATAACCTCGAGCAGTAATATCTAACGCACCATCGCCTGCTTGTGAAACTGCTGGAACTGCCAACGTACCTCTTGATGAACTAGCAATTATATCATGTCCGCTTCCGCCTGATACAGCTCCGTTAATAATAATTTGAGGATTAGTAGCATCTTCAAGATCTAATTGCTTACTTTTCAAACTATTACTGCTAGTATCTACCATTGCATGGCTAGCACCAAACCATGTCGAAGCAATAACTCTATTATTTTGTCCGTCAATAATTATTGTAGAATCATCCCCGTATACTGATCCTTCAATGTCGCCGTCTATATTACCAGTAAATGTATTTGCTGTCATTGTGGTTGCACTTACGTTGCCACCAAATGATCCGTTTAAATTTACATCTAAACTAAGTGTCGCATTTATACCCCCAGTAATATTAATATCACCAGTACCGGTAATATCATAACTATTTAAATCTAAATTTCCGCCTAATTGTGGAGTAGTATCGTTAACTATATCTGCTAAACCGCCACTTCCACCGCCCGTACCTTGGACTGCAACTCCTCCAGAAGTGGATCCATCCCCTATAAAAACAGGAGCAACACCGGCACTTGAATAGTCAGTGACATATATTGGTTCGCCTAATTCCGGGGTGTATGCGAGCCTTTCTGCGTTGGTCCCTCTTTTAATTCTCAAAGCCATGTGAAACTTCTCCTACAGTAATTATTTATAGTATTTATCACTATATAAAGATAATGCACTTTTACTTGTTAAGCTTTAAGAAACGTTTTGTACGCCTTGTAATGTCTTTTTTAAGGCGTTCGGTATCAAGTCTAAAATCCACAGTATCAATTGAATCTTTATATTCTTCTAAAAACTCATGTATAACAGTACCTGGATCTTGGGTTAATCTTTTACGATTATCTACTGCTACTTCCCAGGTTTTACCGTCTAAAAATCTAACAATAATTGTACTTACATATTCAATTGGTAGAAAATCATAATTTACATCGTCTAAGATTTCATCCCATACTTTACTATTATCGCTAGTATCAGACACTTTCCATAGTTTTCTTGCTGGATTTTCTCTTAGTAGGAACAAGTTCTTCTGCTTGTTCTCTAAGTTGTTTTGCTTCTTTAAATAAAGCATCTGCTTGAGATCTATAACTAGCCGCCAAATCTTCATCAGATATAACACCGTCTGTTTTGGCAGTTGCTGGTTCAGGTGAACTAGTATATACTTTTGTAGGATCAACTGTTTCTGTACTATCAACTGCTGGTACTACTGTTTCACCATCTGGACCTTTAATTGCTAAGTCTGCTATAGTAACACCTTGTTGTTCAGCAATGATTTTATTTAATTCACTTAATTGTACAGTATCATTATTAGTTGGAGTCATTTCGACTAATTCTGTAGGCACTTTTCTAAGTTTACCTGTAGTATGAAATCCAGCAAGCATATTTCTACCATCTGGCAATGTAACTCTAGCCATTGCTTCGCCAAATTCATTTGCTTCCTGTCCTGCCGCAGATTCGACAGCTTTAATTAACGAATCATGTTCGTCAGCTGATAAATTTTCAGTTTGTATAACTAAGCAATTATCTGGATCACCAGGAACTACCCTGTATGCAACAATTACTTTTCTTTTATTTGAGATAATTCTTCCCACGTGTTTAAAGGCCATTTTTTACTCCTTCATTTCAGCAGGTTCTTCTGCTGGTTGTGCCACAGGTGCCTGTGCCGCTTGCTCTTGTGCTTCTTTTGCCGCTTTTGCTTGTTCTTCTACATTTTTTAAAAATGCATTAAGCTTATTATAAAGAGCACCTACATTAGCCAATTCTTCTGCTTTAAAACATCCTCTCTCTGTAGCAAGTTCAACTACTGCTCTTGCTAAAGCAAGATCTTGAATATTTAATTCATTTGGATCGGGCTTTGGTGCTTGTGGTTGTTGATCAGTCATTATTTTTTACTCCTTCTATAGTAATTATATTAATATTAGTTTGTATATTTCAAATGTGGACAAGCTAACATGAATAAACTCATTTCTTTTGTTTCTTCAAATCCTACTGTGTATATACTTTGAATTGAATCGTCAGCTTTTGACAAAGTTACGTTTTCACCTAAAAAATATCTACCAGATAAATTATCATTAATCCATTCAGATACGGCTGTTTCAATATTATATGTTCTTGGTAAATTTACAGTTTCAAAATCAGGAGGACAGAAATTTAACCTTCTTATACCTAAAATATCAAATGGATTTGTTTTAATTTTTTTAAGCAACGGCTTCCTCATAATGCACTGTTGTTCCAAATGGTGCTTGCATTTCTTTGTCAGCATGACCATGAATAACAAATAATGTATCACAATATTCAGTTTCACCCCAAGAATCAAAAGGATATCCATCTGTAAACATAATTAATTTTTTAGGTTCTATATTACGTTCTCTCATATATCTCCAATTTGTCATAAAGTCGGTTCCTCCACCGCCTACAACTTTGTAATTTGCTATATCATCCGCATCGTCTGCCGTAAATACTGCTTCATTATAAACTTTTGTATCAAAACACCAGATTCTAATTTTAAAATCTTTGTATTCTTCCATTATGCCTTTTACTTCACTTAAGAAGTCTTTTGCTTGATCGTCACCAATAGAGCCACTCATATCTATACTGATGCAAATATCGATAGTTTCTTCAACTTGCATACCTGGAAGTATTGCACCTGTATGCCAACCTTTTCTGTTTGGACGGATAAAAGTGTAATCACTTTTAATTATACTCTGTATCTGTTGACGTAGTATTTGTCTCCAATTCATTTTAGGTTCAGTAAGTTCCTTAATCATTCTAGCAATTTCGCCAGGAACATTACCTGCACCAGCACTTTGAGCCGCGGCTAAAACTGCCTCTTTAATTTCATCTTTTATAGCTTGTTTCGCCTCTTCTGAAAGAGCTTTTGATTCGCCTTTAGTTGATCCATCTTTATTGTCATCGTTACTATTACCAGGACCTTCTCCCCATTGAAAATGTTCATCTAAAAGTTCTCCTAATTGATCAATATCAATCTTTTCTGCATTTTCAAATAGCTCATCGTATATTTCTTCGCTAGTCCATGATTCATATTTCATATCTTGGTAACATTCGATGAGTTTTGGTTTTTCACCAATTCTATCTCTAACAAGTAAATTGTTTACTTTATAATCACAAGCAATATTATAAAGTTTAGGATGCCTATCTTCTCTTCTTGTTAAGTGATCAAACACCATATGTAATATTTCATGTGCAATAACAAATTCTATTTCTTTATTGCTCAAAGCATTAAAAAATTGTGTATTAAAATAAAGAAAACGACCATCTACAGCCGCAGTTGGTATATGTTTATCAGCCGCTTTAATCCTTAACCTAGTGGCCATATTTCCAAAGAAGGGATGTCTTAGTAGTAGTCCAACACGAGCAGTAATTATTCGATCAAGCACGTCTTTACGCATCACTTCAAGATCTTCATCCGAAATATTAGGATCTGGTTCCCAGTTCTTTTTCTTAAGATCTTTCTTTACTTTATCTACGGCTTTGCCTAAGTCTTTAACTTTTTTACCAATTTTTGGAGCAGAACCCGGAACAGGCATATGATTTACATCTGCATAATCACCATCCATGCCATGTTTAATTATTTCTTCAACCATAGCATTTTCTTCATTTATTTGCTTTTGTGTCAGTGCCATTTCGTACTTCCCTCTTTGTTATATGTATAATATAGCATTATTTAATCTATATGTCAACCTAAAATAGAAAAAATGGGCAGTAAAATACATTACTGCCCAAATATATGACTCATTAAACGTTTTGGGCCGCCTTGATATATTTCCCATAACGGTCATGAAACTCATCAAAACAAGCAACTGCATCCGGATCAATAGGAAGATTGTATTGGGTAAGAGCTAATTTAATGCCCATTACTACCAATTCAGTCTCAAAATTATCCATAGCAAACCTTAAAAAGTTATTAACTTTATCGTCAAACTTTTTATCATTTTTATCGCTTGCTTCTTTAAGCTCGTAGCAAAGAGATACAGTTAAGGAATACTTTGCACTGATTTCTTCTGTATTAAGCTCTTTTACTTTGCCTGCCAAAACATCACTTGGATTTGGCATATTTGCCGCTACTTTTCTATGAGCCATAAACTTTACAGCCAAACCTTCACCTACTGAACCTGCTACTAGGTCTGTAGTTGTAGCTTCGTCTGGATCATCTTCTTCAATAAGTTCACTAACAAAACTCCACGAACGTGGTGTAGCAAATGAACGACTTGGACTTTTTGGATCAAAATCATATAAGTCCTGTTTTGCAAACTGCAAATAACCAACTACATCTTGATGTATTGTGTTAATTACTGCCCAAGCAAACCAATCATCAAAATTAACTTCAAGTTCTAAGTGTACAAATCGATTAGCTAACGGTGAAGGCATTCTATAAGTAACACCTTTATCAGCTTCTCTATTACCTGCCGCAACAATAATTACATTATCAGGTAATACATATTGACCTACACGTCTGTTCAAAATTAACTGATAAGCCGCCGCTTGTACTGCCGGAGCCGCAGAGTTCATCTCATCAAAAAAGACAACAATATTGTCGTATTTCGACGCCATTTCTTCGTCTGGCAATTCACTAGGTGCACCCCAAACCATTTTGCCTTGATTAGCATCAAAGTATGGAATACCTTTAATATCAGTAGGTTCCCAAAGTGATAGTCTAATATCTATTAAATGGCTATTAGGCATTTCGTCTGTAACCTGCCTAACAATATCGGATTTACCAATACCTGGAGGTCCCCAGATAAAAATTGGTCTTTTCTTTCCAAATGCCCTACGAATGCTTTTCTTAGCTTTATTAGGGCTAACTGTTCGAACTTGTGTGTCCATTTTTGTATTCCTCTTTTAATTATCTATCAGTGCTTATACTTAACTATAGCAAAATTATAATGCTATGTCAACCTATTTCTAACCAAGTTTTTTCAATTAATTTAATATGCTTGCATTTTTTATATGCAGGGCAATCGCAACTGAAACCTTTGTCTTGCATTTCTACAGTATATATGTCGCCTTTGCTACCAACCACTGGCCATTGAATTCCTACGGCCCAATGATTCTTTGTATTGATATGTTCACTAGCATATACAGATGGTCCATATTTAGACATTAACTTCCTCCTTAGAAGAAAACTGCTCTTTTGCCGCTTTGAGCATAATATCTGTCATAATAGGCTCTAATGTTTTTTCCAGTTGTTGGAAATAATTTTGACTTATACCACCTCTAGTGTATACACCAAAGCCAAAGAACTGTCTAAAATGTGAACCTCTGTTCATTAACCCATTGTTAAACAAATCGTAGATAAGATTTTGTGCTACTCTAAATTTTTCTAAGTTTTTATTCTTAGATCTAGCAAACTCAACTGAACCTTCACAAGGTATAAGTTCGTCTAGTTTTTCTTGAAGTGATTTAAAACCTTCATTGATTGCCCAAGAATTACCAAACAATTCACCTTGTTCTCCAACATACATATCATCTAATTTTTTCATAATGCCCTCTATGTTTTATTAACTATACATATACATTAGCATCTTTTTAACGCAAGGTCAACCTTTTTTTACAAAAAATATAGTAAAAGATCCTGGATTATATTTTGTTTGTCTATATTCTTTTAGACGGGGATGATTGCTTACCCATGTAGGAAATTCTTTCATCATTTGGCCTTGCCCTGTAATTACTGTACACCGTTTTACACCTTTATAATAGGCATTTTCAACTTTTTGGTTAAATTTACGCCAAGCCTCGTGTACGTGATAACCATGTAAATCAATCCGCATTTTTATTTGATCTATTCATTGCTTTAGTTAATCCATATTTCCTTAAATCACCACTAAATAATGTTAATTCTACTGCTTTCTTTTCATTTGTTACAGTAATACTCCTATTTGTTAAGTAATAAGGACAATCTATAAATTTATCTAAAAATATAATCACTTGTGTGGTTAAAGGCATATCTTTTGGATATGGAATATCATATGTTGCTAGTCCAATTTCTTTTATTGTATCGTAACCTTGATCAGTTAGTCTAAGACCACCAACATTTTTTTCTCTTGTGTTTTTCCACCACAAAGGCAAATATTCTTTAACTGATAAGTCATTTTGACTTTTTCCTAATTCTTTTAAGAAAATTTTTGTATAGGTTTGTTTATTAGACATTAATCAATTTGTTCACCTTCGACTAATTTTACCACTGTAAATTCATCTGTTTTGAACATTTCATTAAGTTTTTTTGCTAAGTTATGTGCGTGTCCTGGATTTGAAAAACTTGTTTTCTTGTATTTAGGTCCAGGATAATTTGTTAATGAATTACTACTTTTTAAATTAAAAGGTTTGTTTTTAAAAAACACAGCCCATATTGCTTCAGCTTCTAAAACTTGTTCGGATTTATAAGTTACATTGTTAGTAAACTCTAATAATACGTTTGGTTTTGGTCTACTCATTAGCGATCCTTATTAATAATATACGCATATATTTATCTTTTAAAAAGAGTTATATGGTATTATTTCCAATCAGAATCTGAACCAAATACTACTTCAATATCTTCCATATTAGTACTAGCATTTTCTTTAACAAATTTTTCTAAGTCCCCGTTCATACGTGCCATAACAATACCTAATGTGAATGCAAGGTTTTTTGCATTTACCATATCAAGCCTTAATTCTCTAGCACGACTGCTTTCAGCGGCTTTTACTTGTTGTATAAATTGTTGTATACTAGCAGTATTAAGGGGTTCTATTGGCATTTGATAATGCGGCTTTCATTTCTATTTCTGTTTTATATGGTCCTAAATATTTATTTCGTTGTAAAGTAATTAATTTAGGACAATAACTTTTTAACCAATTTATATTGAATTTAACCAAGTAATATCCTGCACAATACAAGCTTTTGGATTTTTTACTTTTTGTAAATATTGGCAATTTTTCTTTAATATCATACATACTGTTAAATGGCTCAGATCTTGTAGGATATCCATGAACTTCTTTTTCATTTGTTGTATTAGCAGGCAGAGTGGCAACAAATAAATTTTTACCAAGTTTGCGTTTTAACGCATTTTCGCTTTTATACCTACTCACTGTTCCTTTAGAAGCAACTACAAATCCTTCTTCTTCTTTGGATAATGTACCAATTCTTATTCCTTCTTCTTCAACTATCCAAAATTTATTTTCTAGTATTGGTTTAGCCTTTACAGTCATGATTTATACCTCGCTTGTAATGGTTCAGCAAAAGACGCCGCTTGATCTGCAATTCTTTGTAAATCCCATTTAGCACAAAATTTAAGTAATCTCATGCCAACTTGGCTTATGTTTTTGCTTTTAGAAGATGATATCGTGTTTTTAATTTCATCTTTAATATGTGTTGGCTGTGCAGTTAAATCACACAAAATAACATTTCTATTATAATCATCTAGTACACGATGTTCTATACCTTCATGATCTACCCAACGTTGTAGCATCATATTATTCCAATTGAAGCCTTTAGTATCTTTATCTGCAAATGCTTCAACAAGACCAACTTTATTCTTTGTACCCTTTTTACGTACACCAGGATATGCACTAAAAACATTATCACTAGTATCACCACGCATACACTTTTCAAATAACATATATTCTGGATTTGGTGCAGGCTTTTCTAGTTTAGTTTTCTTGTCAATTACAGGATTACCTTTCTTGTCAAAATAACCTTCGTGTGTAATTGTAATGTCTTGTATTCCGTTGTATTGTTTTACATTTGGAGCAACTAACTGTGCAAAGTCACCATCTGTAGAAACAATAACGTGTTTATCATTAGGGTGTGTTTGTATCCAACCAGCAATTAAATCATCTGCTTCAAGTACCGGATTCTGTAAAACTGTGCAATTTGTTTTATCACTTACAAAGTTTTTAAATTCATCAAATACTTCCCAAAATACTTTATCTTCTTCCGCTTCTACTTTGGATAAGGCATCTCTTGCTTCTTTTCTATTTCGTTTGTAAGGTTCATAATAATCTTTACGCCAGCTTCTACCTTCTAAACAAAACACAACATGACTTCCTTCAAAGTCACGCCAAACTTTCTTTATACTAGAAAGAGTTATGTGAATAGCCATGCCTATTTTTGTATCAATATCTCCACGCACAACATGGCGAGCACGGAAAAATGTATTTGCGGTATCTATCAATATGTAAGTCATACTATTACTATAATATAGTTTTTTTGATTTGTCAAGAAATTTCGCTCTTACCTTTATCTATTGGTACAACATTAATATAACCTGCACCTCTATCAGTACTTTGTCCTTCTTGTTCAAGCATATTGTATACAATATCTTTAAACCATCTATCTACAATTTCTTCTTCAGGGTCTGCTTCTTCTCCATAACCAGATTCTATAAGTTGAATAATAAAATATTTGTTCCAATCTAATTCAAAAAATCCATTTCTTACATTATCTTTATTAACTTTTACATCTAATACATTAACCCAAGGTTCTTTCTTTTTAGTTGCATAAGCTTTTGGATCTGTTTTAATTAGAACTTTATCTTCTTTTTCATCTAGTTCTTTTTCTTTTGCAGTAATACCAGTTATGTCTTTAAGCCATTTTTTCATTACCATCCCGCCTTTCTAATTGCATCTTGGTCTATTGGTGCTTTCATTGCTTTTTCCAATTGTTTTTTGTTATGTTCTTTAAGTTCCCCAGGCGTTTCCGAATAAGCTGATGTGTAGCCTTGGCGTAAATCTCCATCCTTTTTCCATACAGATGTTCGCCACCTCTTGTACGTTGAGGTTGTATTCTTCACTCCTGCCACCCAACGGCATAAGGTATACAGGACACTCCACACCTTCAGCACGATACTCTTCGACAGCTCTGCCAGCTTCTTCAATGTCAGTACGATCAGCGACAACGAACTTGAGATAAATGTCACTACCGTCCACAAGACTATAATTGTGAGCAACTTTAGGTTTAATAGCAGTATCCCAAGGTTCTCCACTAACACTAAGTTTCGGGGAGCATGACCATGTGACATTAATCCTGTCGCTATCGTTGAGATAATCGAATAAATCATTTTTAAGAAATTGTGTAGTATTTGTTTCAAACGTAACATTTTTTAAATCCTGCATTCGTGGATGTTCAAATAATTCAACGTATAGTCGTTGCCACGCCAACAACGGTTCGCCTCCAGTCATTATTAAGTGTATGTCCTGGCCGTTATCTTGCACCCACTTTCCATTAGGTGTAAGACTTAATAAATGTTCTACTACTTCATCAACAGTTGCTTGCCTGTTAAAGTGCTTAAATTCTGGATATATACTTGCATATGTATCACAGCCTGTGTGTATAATTGGTAAATCTTCAAATCTATTTGTTTTTTTATGTACTTCGTTGTCTAATAAACCTTGTACTTCTTGATTGTGAATGACGCCTTGTTTTTGTTTGACATCACGCATTGGCTCGCTTCTATCCAGTCCAAAGTTCATGCAACGAAAGTTACAACCAAATGTACGAAGGAATACACTAGGTACTCCTACAAACTTGCCTTCACCTTGTACACTATAAAATGCTTCGCTATACCTTAGTTTCATCGTGGAGCAAACTCTTGTTGTAGTTTAATATTATCAAAGAACTCCTTTTTTGTACCAGGATCGTCTTTAAAAGCACCTTTAAGCACACTTGTTTGTGTCAAACTACTATGTGCCATTATGCCTCTATTTTCACAACAACCATGTGTTGCTTGAATATAAACACCTAAGTTATCTGCACCTGTCGCCTTTTGTATTTGCTTTGCAATATCGCCTGCAAGTTCTTCTTGTAGTGTTCCACGTCTAGCACACCATTGTGCAATTCTTGTATATTTACTCAAGCCTATTAGCTTGTCTGCGGCAATAATACCAATATATGCTATACCTGCCACTGGTTGGTGATGATGTGAACATACACTTTTTAGTTCACTTCTAACAACCAACATACCTTCATATCGATCTTCATCGTGATTAGGAAACGCTGTAGCCTTAGGTTGTGGAAAGTAACGCCCGCTCATAAGTTCGTTTATGTACATTTTAGCAAGACGCTTTGCAGTACCTTCACTATTAGGATCATTATCTGTATCTATAATCAATGTTTCAAGTACATCTTGAAACTTATAACTTAGTTCATTTTGTATTTCTTGTAATTCAAATTCACTAATGTGTTCACTAATATTATCATTTGCAAAAAAGCGAACATTATTTTTACGAAGTCTTTCACGTACCACTTCGCTAACTTTTACCGGATCTACATTATCTGTATCCAGTCCTTCTATAGTATTTGTCATATTTATTACTCCGAGTTAAAGACGAGGATGTCTTATTGTTTTATACTAACATTATTTAGGTTTTTTGTCAAGAATTAAAATATTTTTCAATCATTTCAAGTCTATCAGCCGCGGCCGCCATTTTATCTAGTTCAGCAATAACAGCCTCAACAATATCTGAGTGTTCTCCTATTCCAGCTGGCATAGTTTGGTATACGGCAATATTTGCTTTGTGTACTTCTAGTTCGCCTTCAGCTTGCTTTTTTGCGGCTAGAATTATTTGTTCTCCTGGCTTCATTTTTCTTCTCCAATTTTTTTATGTTTCAATACTATCCCAGTCTTTTGTTCATATTTTCTCCATTCTATACTATAACCGTCTGGGTATTTCTCAGCTATAGACATTTCATTTTGTTGTTTAGCTTCATATTCAGCTTTTTTTATTTGATACTGTTCTTCCGACAGCTTATGCCAACCGATACATTTACCTGTTGGCGACCTTCCGCATCCGCAACTCATCTTTCCCTCCAAGTGCTTCAAATGTTAATTTTTTGTCATGCTCCCTCACATATTCGTCTTCACCTGCATACGTACTGCAACTTTTTAATTGACGTTCAACGTGCCACAAGATTTGATATAAATCTTGCTTTGCTCCCCAAGTGTTGAATCCGTCCATGTATGGATCGTTAGCGGCTCGACTAATTTTATTTATTTCATTAATTATCTGTTCCATATTCCAATCTATAATCATTGTTCTAATTGTTCAAACATTTTCATTGCAAATTCAAAGCATCTGTTAGCTTCAGGCGCCATTCCATCATGTAATCTTTCTCTTACATCACTTATAATTTTTTCTGGATTGTTGAAATCATACACAGTTCCTTTTCCAGGGGCACGTTTTTTAATCATTTGTCCGCCATGCAATTCACCAAAATGTCTTACATAAATATGAGCTAATAATCCTTCATTATCTAACTTTGTTACATAATCTACATATTCAGGAACAACATCGCATAACTGTTCTCCATTTCGTTCAATTCCGTGTTCGTCTTCTAGTTCTTCCATATCTGCACGGAAACCAGGAGCTCTACATATATCTTCAATACCATCAAGCACACCTGCTGTTCTGGCAACACTTTCCAAAGCCGCATATTGAACATATTGATTATAAAGGAATGTATGATATTCATGTGGTGGCATTCCTTTTATTAATTTTCTAGCTACTACTTTTCTTTCAGCTTTTTGATGGTTTTCCCATGTAAGTTCTTTTAATTTGCTCATTTTACATATCCTGTCTCTTTTTTAAGTAATTTTCTTATTAGCATTGGTAGATAAATCATTACTGCAACTGCACTCCAATATGCAAACACAAGTGTAGCATATATTTTCCAGTTTGCAAAATCTAAATAAATGCCTAATGCTATCAAAATTATCCAAGTCCAATCGGTTATTCCATGTATACGTTTTACCTTTTTTTGTCCAAATCTCATATGCAATAATTTACGTTTATTTGCAAACCAAGGGCTTACATGACGCATAATTACAAAACCTTCATTAAAAAACATTATTGCGTAACCAATAGCAAAAATAATCATTCATAATCTCCTACTTTTTCCCAAGGATAAACTAACCAAATATCCTTATCTGCTTTGTTTACTTCATGTACATGATAATTTACATCGCCAAAATTGCTTGATAAATTTTCAGTCAGCACTGCAAACTTTACTTTATGTGTAATATCGTCTAACTTCCAATCTTCCCAAATCCATTTGAATGTTGCCCCAGAATCATTTATATCGTCTACAATTAATATTTTTTTATCTACACTTAGATTTGATAACCAATGATTACTGTCTACTCTATCATCATTCCTAAAACTTACTTTCATTGCTTCACAAGGAATATCCATCATATTACTAATAATTGACGCAGGAATATTACCACCTCTTGTAAGTCCTAATATATAGTCAGGATAAAAGTTATCTTTATACATCTGTTTTACAATGTTAATACACATATTTTCAATGTCTTGCCAACTATAATAATGTTTTTTGATCATCATATTCCATTTCTGTTTTTATTTCGTCTGGTTCACCTTTATCATAAGCTATACTAAGTGCTAATGCTTGTATATCATTAATTAAGTTCTTACAAGCTGAAATATCATAATTTTTACCAGATGCTTTACTATATTGATTTCTAATCCTGTGGAGTAATATTGCTTTCTCGTGCATTACATTAATACGCCGAATTAAATCTTCAACAGTGTGATGCATAACTAACCTTTAATTTTTTTCTTTCCTGCATAATCTTGGTGCACCATATGATATATTGTCTTAAATTGTTCATAAACTTTATCAAGTGCAGGATAATCTTTACACATTTCATTAATCTTTTTAATATTGGGTAATTCATCTACAAATTCTTCTTTTGGTAATGAACTTATATTTATATCATACATTGGATCATACGAATCAGAAATAGTAAATGTGTTATCAGTATCTAACGACACAGTAACAGTATCGTCAATACTATATGTATTTTTATGGAAAGTATAATCTTGTGTATCTTGTGTGGTAATAGTTATAGTTCCATTATCGCTTTCATAATAACCATAACCACTTTCATCTGGCGCCATTGACTTGCTCATTATATATACCCTAATGCTTCCATATGTCCACGTAGTTTTTCCATATTTTCCAAAACACCTGGCCAATCTTCATTTTGGATCATTTCTTGAATTTCTCTACAATCATCAAGCATTTCAGGACGCTCAGGCCATTCGTCGATATCATTTAGAACGTGTTTTGCAGTATCTTCAAACCACATAATTCCTTCTAAAAATTCTCCTTCGTCTAAATATTCAATTCCACGTAATACCATCCAATAGATATTATCTTGTTCTTTTAATTCACTAGAATGCATTTTTACTCCTTTCCAAATTATACTGGTCTAAACACATATCTTCAATAGATTTTGTTAAAGTAACAAAATTAGATAGTTCATCTACTATACTTATAACTGCATCTCCTTCTCTTCTAGGAGCTTCAACAATTTTCAATTTTTTACCTGTAACCTTTTGCATTGTATCTAACACTTCTCTTACAGAAAATCCAGTATTACTTCCTAAACATTCATAAGGAGTATTTTGTGGACCTGTCTCTACTGCTTTTACTATTGCATTTGCCAAGTCTACTACATGAATATAATCACGTATGCAAGTGCCATCTCTTGTGTCATAATCTGTTCCATAAACTTTTATTTCTGGTAATCTTCCAACAGAAGCAAGAGAAGCAACACGGATAAGATGAGTAGCATCACCCAACTGACGGTTAACTCCGTCAGTGCCGCTAACGTTGAAGAATCTAAATATGGTATAACCATTTGCTTTCTCCTTAATTACATCTTCTGCACCAACTTTGCTCCTTGCATATGGAGATGCCATTTCCCAAGCACTACTTGTACTTGCAAATAAAAAATGATCTGTATCTATATTGTCAATCATATTTGCGGTGCCCATTACATTCACACGATAGTATTCTGTAGGTTGTTTAATACTTTCTGGAACTACCGCTTTACCGGCTAAATGAATTACTGCATCATAACTTTTTCTAGGCAAAATACCAGTTACGTCAATATTTTCATGTTTATGCATGAAATGTTCAACATCATTATGTTCACCATGAATATTAATATCCCAGCCTGTAACTGTATGCCCTTTTTCAGCAAGTAATTTAACTACATGACTGCCAATATATCCGTTACAACCTGTTACTAATATTTTCATGTTGCAAACTCAAATAAATTTGTGTCATAAACTTTGCTTGGCTTTTCTAAACGTTTTTTTGAAACTTGTTTATTTAATAAAGGGCGTGGATTTTCTGCTAGAATTGCATCACGTTCTCTATTACTAAGAAAGTTATCAGCATATTGTTTGCCATAAGAATCCCAACGTTCGTTATATTCGTCAGTATAATCTCTTACACAAATAGTGACATTGTTACGTTGAATATTCAATCGATTTTCTTTCAATTCTTTGCGTAGTTGTTTAGCCGACCATCCATCATACTTGTGTGTCCATCCTTCCATTCCTTCTACTTGTCTTGGAATACGATCACCTGTTCCCATTCCCCATTTTAAAACTTGTTGTGTATCAATAATTGCATATAGATAATTATGTATACCAAGTTGCTCCATTTCAGTCTTAAACTTTGCTGGTGAAGCATATTTTGCTAAAGGAAAGAAATAGTTGTTCATTAGTATTTTGTCTCCGCTACATGATCTCTGTATCGATTTGTATCCCTACGCCATTGTTCACCGTTGCCTTGCATAATATCAATATATCGATCAATAGTTGCACTAGTCCAATCACTAATTTTGCCAATATCTCTATGTGGAGTTTGTACCAAGTGTCCTAATTTATTAAAAGCATCAGTAATGCTCCAAGGAATATACATACGTTCATGACAGTTTGCAAATATTTCTGGAAAACTTCTATATGCAGGAAATAATACGTTACAACCCAAAGCATCTGCTTCACTTACAGTATTACTTGTCCAATCTTGTAATGCACAATTAAATAATACTTTACTGCTATTTAAAATATTGTAATAGTCATTTTTCTTTTGATTTTCAAATATTTCAATAACACCTCTGTCTGCAAGTTCTCTTGCACGTTCGACATATTTCGGATTATTACTTCTTAGTGGTCCACCTTGTACAATAGCAAATTTCATACCATCTACAAATTCATGCTTTTCTGCAAGATCCATAAAAAAGTCTGGTTGCTTTTCTTGATCAAATCTAGCCGCAAAAACTATTCTATTATCACGTTCTGCCCAAGGTTTAATTTCACCTACTCTTAGCTGAACTTCAAGTTTATCAAAAGCTAGTCCACTTATGTTATAGATTGGTGCTTTCCAATTTGCAATTTTCATATGTGCAACCATTTCTTCATTACTTGCTAATACGCCTGTAACAAACTCATTGCACATTTCTTCATACAAACTCATCCACTTGCTCATGCCCCAAACGTGTACAAAATCATCTGGGTCAACTGCTTGTGCTAAACAACGGATCCATACTTTGGGTCTATCCTCCGCTGGTATTTGATCCATAATATACGGCAATGACTCCATGCCAGGTTGAAACATATCTTCAAAAAAGATAACATCTTCTCCTGTTACTTCACCGTTACGCATCATTTGTACGAGATTCATCATTTGCGACATGGAAAAATAACTTCTTCCATGTGCATCTAATACTTGTCCAACTTGTATAGACTTTGTATTATCTATTGTTGTGCCTGGCACACTTAACCAGTCAATATTACGCCTTTGAAAAGTCCTACGAGACCATTCTTCTAATTGTAATGTATATCTGCCTTCATAAGGCTCTAACCCCATATAAAACAGTTTTCTCATTATCGCCTTCCTCTGTTGCGGTTTTTGGCACGTATCCAATTTTTATACTTTTGGAAAGCTTGCCAAACCCTAGCATCTGACTTATACAAGTCTGCTTCGTTAAATGGATAACCTTCAGTTCTGCAAAAGTTATGTAGCTCTTCAAGATCGTTAAAAATTTTATTTACTACCGGATTTTTTATACTCATCTCCGAATATTCCTTTTTACTATGGATAGACAATTTGACATCCGTTTTCGTTGTCTTCACTTACATCAATAACAACAAATCTATTTGGATATTTCAAATTTATATGTTGATATAAATCGTCTGCAATCATTTCACAAGATTTATAATCTAATTGTAATACATCATCTTTGTAAAGATTTTCTAACCAACGTTTGAATTGAATAAATTCAATATCTCTATCGTTGTGAGTCACTTGTATTTGTACTTTAAAATAAAATGTATGACGATGTGGATATCCTAAAAAACTTACATCATATTCATCACCTGTTGCAAGTTTAGGATCTTCTAGTGCCGCTGGATACTTATGTATACCTTCTTTTTGAAATGTTACCCAAATACTACGTTTTGCATTTTCCAATGCTTTTGTCATTTTATTGTTTTCCTCTCTATATCTTCTGAGCATATACTCATAATAACGTTCTCCGTCCATTTTGTCAACCAATTATCTCGTCTCTGGTATATTTAGACCAATCAGTAAACACAGCCTTCTCTTTTAGGTCGTGCATTTGATGCACCCATACACCTGGATTTGTAGCATCAAAATCTTTATCATCCAACTTTAAACAAGCATTATAACCTAGCTGACTAATATTTGGTAGTTTTGCACTAATCATAGGAATAAATCTATTGTATTCTGTATATCCTGCCTCTAATACCCATTCAACATCTTTAATGTCAAAATCCAGTGTGACCCAATATCCTTCTTTTAAAAGTGGAAAAATCATTTCATCGTATGCATTGTCAGGAGTGAAACTCATATTTGCACCAATGTAAATATGTTTTATTCCATTTGTTGCATAAGTTATAATATCTTCGTAGTTTTGTAGTCCAACTACAAATAGTGTTTTTTTGCCAAACATTGCAGTATGTTCAACTTCTGTACCAATAAAAAAATTTACATCTTCATTAATACCATTATCATAATCACGTTTCATAAATTGCCTATGCTTGTTTTACTTTGTAGATTTCATTCCAAGTATCCCAACGTTTTTTAATATATTCATTTATTTGTTCGTCGGGATATTTTTTATTTTGCATATTTTCGATAATTTTATCAAGATCTTCAAGCGATAATTCTAATGCTTGTAATCTAAGTGTTTTTTCCGTGATATCCATTGACATACACGCCTTCGCTTATTAGTTGTCGTTCTATTCTATATATTTCGTCTTTTAACCAAAGTTTTTCAGTTTTGAGCTTACGTAGTTCTTCTGTTATAGAAGTATTATATAATTTTTTTATATGTTTGTCAAGCTCTTTGTGCTTTGTACGGAGTTCCTCTAATCTACCAAGTAGTTTATCCGTATCATCCATATTATTTCTCCTCAAATAATTCTGAAAATTTTGTGCTTGCGTTTACTGTTTTTTTGCCTACATTTAGCCTTGTGCCTATAACTTGCATCCAAAACTTTGAATAATCTTGTATTAGTTTTAGACTTTTTTGTCTGTCTTTTAAACTAAAAATTTCTTCTACTACTTGTTTAAATTCTACTCTGTTAAATCTCTCGTCTATAAGCATATATGGATATTTACCATTATCATATTCTCTATTGGCTCTTTGTGTACTTTCTATGTGCATCCAAACATTGTGTCCCATTTGTAAAGCATAACTAAAACTATCCCAGCTTGTTTTACCTTCTTTACCAACTTTATTCAAATCACCTGGTTTGTAAATGCAAATGTCTTTCATGGTGCAATGTTTACTTATAGGAGAATCTTCAAATGCTTCAAAAACTTCATCATTAACAACACCATTGCTAAACAATCTCGTATCAGCAGAATATTTTTTATCATCAGCACTTGGACCCATCATATAACTCCATTTACCTCTATCCTCAATACGTATAGTGTGATAAACTTGCCCATTTGCAGTTGCCAAGAATGGTGATGCACAATCATATGTAATCATGAAATTTGGATTATGATGTTTTCTGACAGCTCTTTGTATGTCTGTTAGCAAAACTGCCCATTCTAATTTACTTGTTCCGAGAAAATGCATCACATCATGCAGACCTTGTTCAAGTAATCCGTCATGTATTTGATTTACTAACCTATGTAATATAAGATGAACATCACACATATTTTGTCCACCCATTGCCCAGCCATTAAAGTGTGTGTCTGGATACTTTGCAGGATCACAATAGTCTTTAAATTCTTCATACCAGCTATCTGCATCTTTATGATTTGTACCTTGCAAAACATTTAAGACTTTGAAATTTCCACGTCTATTCTTCATATAATAGCCAGCGTTAATATGTGTTGCATCTACCGCATCTTGATAACTGTAAATACCACTTGCTTTTGCCGCTTTAGGATCTTGAAATGTCCAAGTTGGAATATCCAACATCATTCCATAATCCATATATTCTTCCATCCAATTTACTACAAGTTCTCTTTTCTTTTGTGCTTTTGGACAATTAGGATTTTTCCAATCACCTTCCCAAAGACCTTTAGCAATTTGAAAGCCTCCTGAATCTCCTAATAGCCACGAAGTATTACGATCACGTTTTCTTATCATATCTTCTTTTTCAACGTGCTTGTTTATATCTAAATCTGCATGACCTGCACTATATAAAGCCCATTTATATTGAAACGCACCATCTTTTGGATTCAAAAAATTTAACCCTTCTACAGTATTCAATCCTGCAGGAACTCTATTTGGATCAACATATTCTCCATACCTTTGCTTGCCTATAAATGTTGCATAGAATCCACTTATACTTGGTAAAAATACTGCATAGTCTTTTTGTTCTGTAGTTAAGTCATTATTCATATTATTAACCAAAATCCATACGCCAAGGTAGTATGGTATAGCCTAGTGGTGCTAGTAAGTATTCTTCGAAACAGTAAAATGCTATCAATGCTAATATAGTCCTCGCCCACCAAGGCAACTTGCTTACTTGATTTCTTAATGGGGTCATAACCCAAAATATAAAACGTGAAATATTTCCCCAGAACCAATCCCCAATATTAAATGGTGGTGTCTTCCATAAGATAATTGGAACTATTAACCACCATAGCCATAGCGGATAATCATCATCTGGTGTGTCAAGATATATTGCTAACGCAACCATTCCTAATAGGTATAATCCTATGTATTTTCTTAGGTGTTCTAGCATTACTTCTGTTGTGCAGGTAAAATATAATCATATTTTGCCATTCCGCTATCTACACTAATCATCATTGCACCTTGGTCTGTAATAGACATTTTTTTATCACCATCTAAATTTAATATAGAAAGTGTTTGTGCTACTGGCCAAGCCCATGTGTGTTTTAATTCGCCTTCAATATCATTTTGGAACGTAAAATTACCTGCGTGTGTTACTGTATCACCAAAATAAAAATTTAGATTGTTATTTTCAGTTTTAACCTGAAAAACAGTTTCTTCAGCATGAGCACCTGCCATCAGTTTCATCCTACCAATTGATGCAATGCTTGGTTGTAGTTCAACATCATATGTATTAACTTTGAACTTTACGCTTTTTAATTTTTCTTCAATTATTGCTTTATTCATAAATCGATAATCGTTTTGAAAGTCACCGCCTTTATTTTCAAAGTGTATATGTGTTGGAATAGTTTCGCCGTTCCTATCTTCTTGTACAACCTTAATATCAGCATTTTCTTTATATTCAGGATTACTTAGATGATAAGCAAGTTTTCCTAAATCTGGCATACCAAAAGTGCCATTAAAATCACCTACTGGTGAATGTGTAGTAGCAGTCATAATCACACTACGATCATCTGCCATACTTTCAATCATTGTATCGGCTTCTGCTGTAATTTTTAGTGTTGTAATAAAGCCAAGTCTGTGTGTATGGCTTACAATGTCTTGTAGTATATCTTGCATATTAATCTCCTATTGTTCTATTATACTGCCTAAGTTATTGTTTGTCAAGGTTTTTTCTTATTTTGTTATTGTATTTTTTTACTGTTGTAAGTATATTTAGATCATTATCTAAATTATTTGCTGTTTTTAATATAGCATTTATATCCTTAGGAAAACAATGTCCTCCATATCCTCTTTCTTCTGAAATGTAAGTATGACTTGATCCTATACGTTCGTCTATGCTAATTAGTTCTCTTACAGTTTCATAATTAATATTAGAAGCTTGACATAAATCATATATCTCATTGAAAAATGCAACTTTTGTTGCAAGGAAACTATTCCTAAAATACTTTACAAATATTAATTCTTTTGGATCTGCAGAAAAAATATTTATATTCCCCATTGCATTTAAAAATATGTCTTGCCAAAAACCTACACTATCACCCCCCATAAGAATAGTTTTGTTTTTTCTAAAATCATCTAACGCCGAATCTGCTCTTAAAAACTCAGGTGAAAAACTTACATTTTGCCATAAACTTTTTATATATTCCCATCCTTCTATACTAATAGTGCTTTTTATTAGTATTGGCACATCTTTGGTATCATTAAGTACATCATATACATTTTTCATGTCACAACTACCATCCTTAGCTTGAGGTGTTGCAACACAAACAATTATTGCATCGCACAGACGTAAATCATCATATTTTTCTTTTGCTGGATCGTTGACTAAAACAGTATAGTAATCCTTTAGAGCTTTGTAGTGTGCTTGACCAACATACCCAAAACCTGCGATTCCTATTTTCACTAGTGATGGTTCCTTTCGATATCTTTAAGATGACTAAATGTGTCCTGCCATCCTTCTACTGCCACAGTGTTACCTGACCATTTTTCTGTTACAAATTTCATTTTGAGAGGCCAGTCGTTACCGCCGTAGTCCATTTTATCACCAAAGAAATATATAAAATCATTCTCTATATCAAAATCACGAAGTATTTGACTTTTATCGTTGCCAACTGGATATATGTCAATACCTGTATCACCACCTACAACTGCATCAATATCAGGAAATTGCTTTTTGAACTCTTCTGCAATATTATTTCTTTCATTGTTATCAGTATCCCATTCAACATATAGTTTTCTTTCACCTAAAGTTGCACCACGACCGACAACACTATAATTAACCATTCCGGTACGTTCTTCAATATGTGTTCCTGTGCGTAGTGGAAATTTACTTTCTTGTAATTTTTGTATTAAAAATTCTCTTGCTTCTTTTGGTAATGTCCAAGTGCTTTGGAATATGTTTGTTATGCCTCTATATGTATCATTTCCGCTACAGTTATAAACTCTAATAGCGGCATTATAAATTTGTTCACCTACTTGTTCTACTGTTTTAGGTTTGTCACTGCCTGTTACAAGATATACAGGATTATTATTACAAAACTCTAAAAACCATTTGCCAAACTCTAAGTCTATTTTACCACGGCTTGGTGTAAGAGTGCCATCAACATCAAAAATAAAATTATTCATTTTCACATACTCTTTTTCTTAAATCACTAGAACTAAATCTATGATCTCTTTTATTAAAATGTAAATCAATATCACGTTTACGGCAAATATCTTTACCTGTAAATTCTTTATCTCTATATTCTTCTCCTAATACACGAACATCTATATGATACATTTCAAGTATATCTTCTAGATCTTTTTCTGTGCCATATGGAATAATTTCATCAACATACTTTACACCTTTTAATTGTGTATATCTTTCAACAATAGTTTGTACAGGTGGATTTTTTTCAGGTCTATCATTAGATGGATCCATTTGTAATCCGCAAATTAAATAATCACATTGTTCTTTTGCTTCTCTAAGCATTTGTATATGACCTGCGTGTAGCAAGTCAAAAGTTGAACAGGTAAATCCTACTTTCATGCCGAACCTTTAAATGCTGATTGATTATGAGCAGGATCTTGTGCCTGAATTTTCTTTTTAACTTCTTGTATATTCATATCTTCATATTCTTCCATTGGTTGATGTATCCAAGGAGAATCTTCATAGTACTCAACATAATAATCTGGAGTAAACTTTGATACACCTTTTACCCATAAACAACCAGTTTTAATATCATCTATGAAAAATCCATGATAGTGTTGTAACCATTTTACACATTTTTCCATTGTTACACCGCTATCACATAAATCATCTAACAATAAAACTTTACTTCCTAAATTAGGAGTTGTTTTAGCAAGTGAATTACCAAACACAATTCCGCCTTGTTTGTTTTTTACTCCATCACCATGATAAGATTCAACTGACATTATTGCTAGTGGCACATCAAATATTCTTTGTATGATATCACCTACACGTAAACCACCTTTGGCAATACATACTATTTGATCAAAATCATAATTATTATCAGCAATTTTTACTGCTAATTTTTCTATATCGGACATATATTTGTCCCAAGTTATATATTCATCACTCATATTAATCCCATTCAAATAAGCTGTTAAATGTTGTACTTTGTTTTGTGCTTTCTAGATCATATTTTAGCACACCAATTAAGTTATCAAGTTTATTATCAATAATAACTTCTTCCATTGCATCGCCATCAAATGGCAATTCTTTAAACCAGTCTGGCAAACGTAATTCATCTGTAGGATATGCAACACTAGTATATCCTAATGGATTTTGTTTTAGTTTACAAACAATTACTTTCATACCATCTACAATTTCTTGTGAATATTTGTCGCCGTTCATACGTTTTAGTGTGTTCCAATTAATACTTGCTCTCACATGGCCTGGCATATTTGCTTTGCCTTGCTTTTCTTCTAGTCTTTGATAATGTCCAATTTTGTTTGCACGTTTTGGTGAACCTTTTTCAAAACCAGGACGTTCTTTAAATTCACGCCTAAATGTACTAATACTTTCTAATAGTTCTTGTTCTGGCTTCAACTGTAATACCATATCAAGAAGTTCTTTTAAAAAATTTTGCATGAATACAGGAGTATCAGAACGCTTCAAGTCCAAACCCATTGCTTTTACTTTACCTAATTTGCCATCACTATCTGTTCTAAAGCCTTCTAAATCGTATACACGAACTGCATAACGTTTTTTTGTAATATATAAGCCTGTGTCTGCAACTACTTCTCTACCTGCCGCGATAACATCGCTACGTTGTTTAGGACAATGAAATGCTTTATTCATAAAGTCAGGAAATGTTGTATTTGCTTGTTCACATATTTGATCATATAGAGTAATAACATTATCTTTACCCCAAGGTATAGTACCTGCTTCGACTTCTGGTTTTAATATAGGATATGCACTAAAATACACACTATCAGTATCACCATAAATTATTGCTTTACCAACATGATCATATTCGCCAGTTACAATTTTGTTTACTTCGGCACTCATATGCTTTGCAATCTGTCTACCAGTTAGTGTTGTACTTTGTCCTATACGTTTATCAAAGAATCTACACCCTGGATTAAGAATAGCACCATACAAACTGTTCAAGTTAATTTTTTTAACAAGCTGTCTTTTATCCCAAAAAACAATCTCAGCTTCATTTTCTGCATCTTTTGCTTTCTTTAACATTTTTTGTAGATCTTTACGTTCTGCATACCAACGCTTTAGTAAACCTGGGACAACACCTTCTTTTTCCCAAGTAAAAATAGTACCATTTGCACTTAGCATCCATGGTTGATTATTATCAAAAATAAGTTTGTATATTTCTGCACCACTTAATACATGACTAGTACCATCTTCTAAATCTAATGTTAAACTAACATCTTTACGTTGCTCCATTACTGCTTCATATTCTA